CCCATATATCCAGCACGACTTGCTAGCCTTTCTACAGGTGTTAATCTTCTATCACGGACCATCATCCTTAAAAGATCACGCCACCAGTTATATTCACATCTACGGCAGGTCTTTTTCTTATCAGTTTTATAGAACCACTCAGGTCTATTGCGGTTACATACATTACATTTCTTCATGATCTTTTAGATAACGATGTAAACTTATATACTTGATAGCTCATAAGACGCTTTTTATTTACAGTGTCATACCAACCATCTTCTTTTTTTATTACGGTGTTGCCAGTAACATGGCTTTTATATATATCATTTTTCATTTTCTAGTTCTTTTTGTAAGCAAGCTAATGCACGCCATGCAACTTTTGCTGTATGACGAATTCCATCATCATCAACCGTGCCTGCATCAATTAAATGTCTAGCAAGAGCATCATAATCATCAGTTGATTTACTACGATCCCAATGCAATGGTTTGTCTGGATGATGTTGTTTGTTTCCTTGTAACGATACACGTGCTACTTCCATAATAGCATCCGGAAAATATTTTAATACTCCTGTAAATACAGGCCTTTCTTTTCTTTCTTTAGCATTCATTTTTAATTCCATTTTTTTCTACTTGTTCTCTTAGCAGTAGTTTGCATATTAGATCTCTGCCAGTGATATGTTTGATTGAACTGACTACGATCTTCATACTTAACTTTTTTGCCATTTATAACTATGTAGTTGCGCTTTGATTTTTTCATATGTTTCTTTTTGTGTTTCTGCATCTATAGAAGGAAGGATATCCTCTAATAATTCTTTCATCTTAGCTTGGGACTTTCTTTTAGCAACTATTCTGTTTGCATGCTCTGTCATGTATAAGTAATAAGCAGATTCATCAACTTGCTTCAGCTTCTTATAGTACTTATCAATACGCATGTCAATCTTTCTTTGCCTCTGTAGGTTAACTATGTTTGGATAAGCTTTTAATTGTAACTCATCTAAACGTCCTTTTAAATACTGAACCTCCAATAACTTAAGCAATTCTGGTTCTGTCAAATCTATCTGCATCTTTTAGCTTTTTAAATTCTAAATCAACTTCTTTCCAATAATCCAAAAGATTTACAAAGTCTAAACCTTCTGTAAAATATAGAAGCTGTACAATATGAACTTGTCCATCTATAGCTCCCATAGTATTATATATGCTCTTAGCTCTTAGCTGTGGCTCTGTCATATGTATTAGTTTATTATTCATATTTTAATGGTGTAGAGGGCCCAGGTTTCCCCGGTTGGTTGGCCCTCTATATTACTCACCAAATGATCTATACCTAACTATACGGTATAAGATTATAATAGCAATTATTAATATTATTACTTCCCTTTCCATTTAGACTCTCCCCATATAACTGTCATGAATAAGTCTTCTATTAGTAATATCTTCATCAATTACTACGTCTACAACTTCTTCCATAGTTATATTCAGATCCTCACGGCTTGCAATCTCTTGATTAACTAATTCTAAGTTTGCATAGAGATTCTTATTAATAAGTTCTGCAGTGATAAAATCATGAAAGTTCTGCTGATCTGCTAACCAATCTCTTGGATGTGCTTTCTTCAGCGCATGTGTTACATGATTATAAAATGCCCAGGCACTATCATTATGTACTCCATAATTAAAAGATGGCTTATCCATTTCTTTCTTAATCATAGATACTTGTTGTGAGTCAAGCATATCTTCATCAATAAATAGTCTACCAACTAATTCAGATGCTGCTTTACAGTTTACATCCATACTTTTTAGTAGTTCTTTATCAGTGATTAATCTTTTGTAATACTTCTCAGCATTCTTAATTTGATCTGACATATGTACTTTAGTGTCCATATTGGCTGAACCAGTATGCTTTCTTGCATAGTTCATCATATCACCTGCAACCATACCGTTAGTACATACTTTTACATATGCACCAATAGCGCATTGAAACCTAGTACTTTTATCATAAGAATTAGTCCATGAAAACATCATACCTAATTCCTCTTCCTGCATGATTGTCTCATCAGTAGGATTAATAGGTCTAATGTGATAGATCCCTTGTGCTACATTAGCATTCATATTAGATCTATAGGTCTCTTGTGTTATAGCAAACCCACTTGTATTAAGTAAGTTCAATGCATTATCAATCACTTCTTTGTGAGTGATAACTGTGTAAGATTTACCATGATTTGGTAAAGGAGCGGTCTCTAGATATGATCTAGTAACCTCTTTTGGTTTTTTATATCCCATAATGTTAAACTTTTAAAGTGTAAATATAGTAAATTAAACTGACTCAGCAAATTAAAATATATATCTTATTGTATTTACAGGAAAATATTTACTATATATTTCCTTGAATTCATTGAGCAGTCTTCCTTTATGTTCTAAAGGATATCTCATAACTCCTGATTGATTCTTAACTTCATAAGAACGTCTCATTAGTTCCTGGGCTTCTGGTGATGCCTTAGCCATTTGGTTTTTATGATTAGTTAAAGCAATTACCTCACACTTATTTATGCCGGCTTGTGCTTTTACTTCTCTAAACAATGCATCATACTCTTCTTTCCACCCTGGATAGAATACTAATGGACTATAATTAAGGTGTACTTCCCAACCTAAATCTTTAAGTCTATTAATATCATCTATACGGCTCATAATCTTCTGCATCTTTGGTTCTAATATATTAGAATACTTCTGAGGCATAAGACTTACACGTACCCGTGGTGGTTTATTAAAGTGATTTACATCTAGTTTTAATAACCCTGGATACTTAGTGGCCATAGTACTATTAAGCTGTGGATGATCATCATATCTCTTAAGATATTTAATCAAAGGCTCTGGCATATGTTTCTGCATCAGAACTAAATCTGAGTTACATGCAATATCTACCATAGTATATATAGGGTCTTGCTGATCAGGTTCCTTATAGTAACCTTTTTCCCAATCAACAACAGACTGAAATATATCATCAACATTTTTATTTACAAAGACTCTGGTGCCATTATATCTAGACATATAACAATATGTATTGACACAACCACCAAAGCATCCATATATAATATTAGGTGCTATACAATTTGCACTATTATTATTAGGCTTTGTAACTAATGTTTTAGTCTTTTGGATCTTTATCATCTATAATATAAGCTGATTCAGTACCTGATATAATATCTATACCATGGACCTGAATATCTTTTAGTTTACTTGGCGGATTATAGAGTGTGTAATATGTACAAATCTCTTCTCCAACCTCTATATCACGTAAAGCTTTAAGCTCTAATACACCACATTCTATATCTCTAGTATATGCACAACTTATAAGCTCTGCATTTGGTGTATCACTATGATTAATAAAACCACCTAAAGGTGTTCTAATATATTCTTTGAAATATTCATTATGTGTAACATGGGTTGTTCCTAGTACTTCACCTTTTTTAATTACTCTTTCTGTGAATAGGCCCAAACCATGCACAGAAGACCTTTTAATTGTAAGGCCTTCTGGTAGCGGTTTGTAACTCATTTAAAATAGTTTTAATTGATTGCTTGATACAGTTAAAATACTATCTATCTCAGACTCAATTGCCTGCAAATAATATAATTTATCTATGTTATAGTTTTCCCACTTGGGTTCTACTTTCATATCATTAAATATAGTCTGCAGCCACTTGCCAGCTTCTAGTTGTATTTCTCTGTTATCTTTTTTATTTACTTTCAAAATCTTTACACCAGACTTAGATATAAAATATCTATTTATCTTTTGTAAAGCATCTTCTGTAAAGGTCCCTTCTTTCACATACCGTGCTACTTGGTTCCAATCACCTTTAGATTTACCTCCTATACAATAATCAAGTATATTTTTATTGCTATTGAGATAGTCTTCTGGTAATATATCCTTTACAAAGTAAGCATATATACCCTTGGGTATCACTAACTTAGATTTATTTTTATGTAGCTGTAATTGGTGGAAATCAAATCTACCTTTCAACTTAACTGGAGCATAACTGAACTTATCATTCTCTACTTTAAATAGATAATGGGGTTCAGCCTGCTTTATTTCTCTCCATTTAGTAATATCAACTTCTCTATAGTTATTCACACCAATATAGTTATTGACATCAGCTAATACGAGTTTTTGATACTCATCATGCTCCAATTCTAAGTTTGTTGTTTTTTCCCATTCCTTACATATCTGCATATATAAGTCATAGTATTCCCTTGGTATCATTGTTTCTATACCATCTGTGTTCTGTAATAATGCTATAGCTCCCGGAATCCTTTCCATTACTTGTTCATACAACATCATCAACGTTAGTTGGCCATTAATTGTAATTCTAAGACATAGTTCTGGATCATAGAAGAAACTTTTTTCATCATTACTAAGACCAAATGTTGAATTCAGAATAATCTTATACACATAATTCATAGGATTACTCTTAGGTATCTTCTTTCTTTCTTCAAAGAACCATTCATATTGGTCACAAAACTCTTGTTTTGGAAAGTGTCCTGGTGAAAATTGGTTTCTTATAGCAAGATTAGGATAGAAACTAGTAACGTCAGATGATAGTATTATCATATCATCACTAGACTCATACACCCCTTTACCTGCAGCACCATGCACACCACCTAAACCAAAGTCTGTCTTAACATCTTTATAGTTTACACTATACTTAAAACTTCCTTTAAGTTTACTTGCATCAACTTCTAAAGATTTAAACCTTTCATGTAACATCTGAAACTCTGGAGATGTAAATGAGATGTATGGTAATATTATATCCTTAACTCTTATACTATCCCTATAAGTTCTCATCTGCTTGAGATCTCTTTTAGGTATATTAAGCTTTTGGGTTAAATAATAACCAAACAACTCTTTACTTATCCTTGGTTCAGATGCACTATATAGATTAATACCATATGTATCTGTCAACTCTTTTCTAAGTTTTATCTGTGACTTTGATCTATTAAATATTTCTTTAGTAGACCTTACATCATTAACACAATATCCTATAATAGTGTCTATTTGCTCAGCTGTAGTTATTTCTGCATCATGTTCTATAGGCATCTCTAGTATGTTCTGCCAGTCCATGCTGTATTGTATCCACTTCAAGCTTGACCTCTTTGCCGGGTTGTCCCAATGATGCAGTTTAAATAAATCAATCTGACCTATACACATCTTCCACATAGGATAATCACTGAACTCTTTATTATTGCTCTTATTAATACATCTCTGAGCATATGCATAAAGCTTTGCAGCAATCTCACAACCACTATAACCTTCCCAGTTACTGTGATTCTCTATAATATAATGAGTTACTTGCGCATCAAACGCCAATCCATTGTAGGATATATGCCACTCTCTGTTATCTGTATTCTCTTTTAAAAACTCTAGAAACTTATCAAAATCATTTCTCAGATCATGAACAACAAATATTTTTGTTTCATTTGTCTTATAATGTTCAAACACTGCCACAAAACAATTTGATAATGTTTCATAGTCCATTACCCAATGTTTCATTTATCTATTGTTTTTAGCTAAAAAAAGCCCAAATTAATGAGCTTTTTTTGATACCAGTTAAATAACTAAAGATCTGGATTAGGGATCTTTAACCTCCGTGAGTATTATTGCCCTGGCATAATTATATTTGAAGTCTTAGTCTCTTTCACATCAGTCTGCATAAACTCTGAGTAATCAAACTCATTAGCATTTACTGCAAACATATGAATGAAAGTTTCTATATCCTTCTTATCAGTTAAATAAAACTCTGAGAAAGTATCCATACTAACTCTTTGCTCTTTAACCGTCTTCCCTGTTTGTTTGTTAGGAACTTTTAATCTCATTGGATCACCATTATCATCTAGTTTAGGAACCATATGATATGATTGCTTCATAACTTTACTGATAACTGCTAAAATGCCTGATGCTGGATCATACATTGCTTCTGTATATGGTGAGTCTAAGCTCACTGGGATAAGTGTAAATGACTTAACGTTTCTAAATGCTGAATTAACAAGCATCATGTTTTGTCCTATTTGCGCCATAATTTTATTTGGTTTATTTTTTCAAAGATATGGAACTATCTTCTAATAACCTAGCTAATAAATAATTATTATCAACTAAAGTCTCTTTTTCTATATCAGGTGGAGTGCATACCTCATGGACTTCTTGTAAACTTTTAATGTCTACATTCAGATATTCAGCATACTCTTCATGGTGATCTTGTGGTGATAAAAACGGATGAATATAATCTGTAACCTTTTCATCATCCCCAAAGAAATCTAATATTTTGATCTTACTATCAAGGCCTATTTTTGAATATTTACCCTTAATAAAGTTATCATAGTCAAACTTTAATGAATCAAAATTGTATAAAAATAAATGTTTGTTTTCATCTAACTTAACATAATCTTCAAACAGACCATGGTTTATTATAGACAAATGTATAAACCTGTTAAATCTCTCAGTCATTGGAGTCTGATATACACATATAAATTTTCTGTCTTCAATAGAGTACATATCTTCCCAGGCAATATAGGTTTGCCTAGGAACATATGTTGCACCTTTCTTAATATCCAGCAAAGGATAAAGAAAAACTTTACTCTTTTGAAAATATTCTGTGTATACCCCCATACTATAATTTAACTCTATTTACTAAGAAATCATAAGGTAATGTATAGTTTTTGTTAGAATAGTGATAGTCTGCAACCTTTAAAACACCACCAAGACCCTCTGCCCATGAACCTAAAGTCTGTTGGCTTACATCAAATACATATACTTGATTATACTTATCTATCACTACAAATTTGAATTCTATACTGTATTCATCTTTATTATCTTTTAGATATTCATAAACAAGTTTGCAATATATAGCAGCTTGCAACCAGTAATTATAAAAGTCTATTGTTTCTTGAAATTCTACAATAGTCTTACTAGTAGTTTTAAGATCTGATATTGTTGCAATTTTCTTTTCATGATCTACTGTAAAGAAATCTATGTATCCATGAATACCATATGGTTTTTCATTAAGAGGAAAACTAAGATACTTTTCTGCATGGGTCTCAAATGTGTCTAGCTCAAAGTCAGTTGACTCTTTAGCAAACAATTTCATAACCTCATCATTGTTTTTAAGTATAGTAATCTGTTCTCCCGCTCTATCAAACGTTTGTCTATCTATAGTATCTTTATCACTATTAGATAAGAACATCCAATAATTTTCATGGTCTTCAGTTCTAATCTTTGCTAGCCTTTGTTCATCTGTTTTCAAAGACTGATAGAGATTAAGGGATTTTAGAGAATCAAGTATAACAAAGTCCTCACAGTTTTCTAGTGTTTCCGCATCTGTATGAAGAGACATATCCTTTAAGACCTTTATTACATTATCACTTGGTGTCTTCCCCGGTGTAACATTGAATTTATTATCAAAGTTTTCTGGTTCAAACAACAAACAATGCAATAATTTTCCCTCTATGAGATGCTTATCCGTCTTAATCTCTCTATCTTTTAATATATAGTCCTTGTAAAACAGGGACGGTGAAAATAATAACTTATTAAGAGAAGAGTAGCTAAAGAAGAAATCTTCTCTAGCATAAAACTCTTTCTCTTTATTATGATCTTTATTCATTTATCATGCTTTCTATTTCATCTGCAATATACAAATTTTCTAGGTCAACTTTGAACACAGAATTATCTTTTCCACATATGGATTTAAGAACTGTATTCATTAGTTTTTCCCTGGTCTTATCTACTGCAAACCTTGTTAATTTATTATCCTTAGCTAACGCATTTATATATGCATTAAAAGCATAGACATTAGTTGTATTATGTCCACCTTCATATGCTTTCATTCTAGAGCGTAAAGCTTTTACATTTACTGTATTCCAATTATTTGTATCCTTGATCCAATCATAATGCCACCAGTATAAACCAGATACCACATCAAATGATTTTTCAATATTACAATTAGCTAGCATCTCTACAGCTAAAGATCTATTTTCTCTATCATTACTTGTAATCATAGCTTCAATATCTTTATACTGTGTATTATCTAATACTGCTAAGTCAGCATCAATAACATCTAATACATCAGTATCAAATATTATCTGAGCATTAGTATTTATAAAAGTCTGATACATTTTTGCATTCTTTTCCTCAAGAATAATGCATCTACTATAATCATGATCAAACTCTTTTACAATACTATTCCAATCATCATTAAACTTTTCTTGATGAGGTTGAGATGAATAATGATAATGTTTATCTACTGCAACATATGAATCTTTATCAGCATTAGATATAAAGTCTCTCATCTCTGAGATGCATTCATCTGTTAATAGATTATCCTCCATAGCATCTTTAATAATATGATAGAAGTCCTTGAAAGGAACTGCTTTTTCCCATCTATAATTAAATAAACTACCTAGAAATTTATAAGATATTATATGTATGTCTGCATTCTCAGGCTTTCTTGTAACTTTTATATTCTCTCTATCCTTTAACAAATCTACCTTCTGTCTTGGAAGATTAAGTTTTGAATAACGGAATATAGTTTTGTCTTTTAAAACAATGTTACCACCTGGTTTAACGTTTGGCAGGTTTAGATTTTTTACATCTTCTCCTGTAAGGTTCCAATTATTTGTATAACCCATGAAATATATATCAGGGACTTCTTTTATTACTATAGCACCTCTTCCCGCTTGGCAGGAAGAAGTGATAGCATCATTATTTATATGTAATTTATAATACTTTTTCATTTTAAATACTTTTGATATTCTTTCTTAACTGATACTTTAAAGACATATAGGTCTCTATTGTATATATTAATCTCTTTACGTACTATAGGTTCTAGAAATCTAAAACTTTTACTACAAAGTTTACCCTCTTCTTCAAGCCATTTAACCATCTGCTCTGCATTAAGGTCATAATACTTTTCCCAATTAGATACTTTGAACCAATAGTTCAGATCTTTATTATGATTACCATAGTGTACACTACCAAGCTCTTGTACTAACTTCCACATATAGTGTGGATTTTTAGTATAGTCAACATTTGCAAGCAATGTTTCTCCTAGTGCTCTGTCATCTGAACCTGCTCTCCACATAGAAACTATTTGATCTAACAATTCTGGTGTCAGCTCTTGTTTAGTGGCTGAGGTATATAATACATCATCTATAGATACAGTACTAAGCTCACCAATCTGTATAAGATATGCAAGGTTTACAGCCATACCTGTTATACCCCATGTATCATACAAACTATCTTCAATATCTAAAGCATAGTAACGTATTGCGTCAGTAATCTTTGGTGTAACAATTACATGTCTATTACTAGAAGTAATTATATTATTTAAATAACTATTACTGTTACTTTCACCAGATGTAGTCTCATAATTCCATAACCTATACATCAACTTTGTAGTCTTAATTGTTGCTGCGTTCTCAAATGTGTCATAAAATTCACCATGAGTAACTATAAGATCAGCTTGTGTGTAGTCATTTGTAACACGGATCTTATGTTCTTTAAGGGCTGCTTTTATCTTATCATTAGATATTGGTGAGCCCGGCAAAACAAATGCTTTGGTTTTATTTATAAATGTTTGATCTGTCTCAGTTGGTTTTGAAATTAACTCAACTATATTATCATATGTTGTTTCATCCTGTGTAACTAATACATCTTCTATATTTGATCCAGCAAGGACCCCATAAATAGGGTCACTTGCTAAATCAAAATAGTCCAATGCATCAGTATCATACTGCTGAAATACTGATTTACTTGCCATATTACTTCATTGTCATTGTGACGATCTCTGGGATCATCATTAGTTTATTAAACTTCTTTTTATTACCATTGAATATTGTACGCACAACTAAATACTTAAGATCATTAGTGAAATAATCTAGAGTACATAATGCTTTAAGTCTATCTGTTATCTTCTGTGTAATTGTATTATCTTTAGAATACACAACTGAGAAGTTTCCAAGTCTTGTAGCCAGCGTAGATGCAATATCTGCACGGTAAGTATCATCTTTACCAATACAAGATCTCAACTCTCCAAGGATATATTGTTCATTATCATGAAGCAATAAATCTTTTGGTGTTACAAGTTTATCTAACTTATTATTGATAAAGGTTGTAAACATAGAAGCAAATGCATCTCCAACACTACCTTCTCCAATCATCTGAATCATTGCTAAGTTATCTTCAAAAGACTCAAAGCTTGAAATAGAATTAAAGAATGTAGTAATTGATCTTGCATTAGTTTCTTGTGTTACAAGCTCTGGGTGAAGCAACAGGAAGTTGATACATCTACTATCAATTCCTGCACCTTCTGCCCATTGTGCCCATACATTAACATCAAACTTTAGATTAGCGGTTACATATCTGGTCTTCTGTGCTGAATCCACACTGTTAACCATATAGTCTCCATTATCAGGGTTTGCTGTCAAAATTATGTGCCAGTCTTTAGGTAGAGTCCATGAGATATAAGTCTGACGGTCCACCAATTCCATAACTGCTTGTATAAATCTTGTGTCTGCACGGTTCCAATCATCTAGTAATAGAATGCCTCCTTCTTTCTTATCAGCAATCCATTCTGGTGCACAATAAGACATTCTGTTCTTACCTGTCATTTTGTATCCATTCTTTAGATACTCTTGTACGGCAAGTTCATCAACCCACATACCAACTTTTTTTGTTGTTGGTGCAGATAGATTTGCTAGACTGGCACCAGCTGCTCTTTGAGCTGCAGTAACCATAGCCACATCATTTCCTTGTGTGCCGTTCTGGTACACTTTTTTCTCTTTATACATCTGAAATTGTCTTACAGGAAAACCTACAAGGTCACCGAGCTCTTCAATCTGAGCAAGGTTTAGCTTTACAAAGTTTAGTTTGTTCTCCTCTGCAAGCTCTACAATTGTTGATGTCTTACCAATACCTGACTCACCTACAACTTCAACTGATACAGGACCTTTATTATTTTCCTGAAGATATCTGTTGTTTGTAATGATATGATTTACAAAACCCTTTAGCTCTGTTACATTTAAATTTACTTCTGCCATTTTACTATTTATTAATTAAGTTGAATTTTCTTTCCTGGTAATTCTTCATTGATCCTACAATTAGAACTGTGTACCCATAACGTATTATTAGGACAATTCTCTGGAGCATAAGCCTCACCATCTGTTAAATATATAAGGGCTGTATAATGTCCCTTCTTCTCATTATAATGGTCTATTACAGGTTGAAAGGATGTACCCCCTCTTCCATGTATTTCCCAATCAGCTTTAGGATTAAACTCTTTAATACTATTGATCTTAGTATCACACTGTACAACTGTAATTTTATGACCAGTCTTATGCATATGCACAAGCTCACCAAAGAATTCCTTTAGTTCATCATTATTTACAGATCCACTTGTGTCAACACCAACACATATATTATTTTTGAATTTAATCTTAAGACCTGGGTTAGCTGAGTATCTTTTATTGTACTTACGTCTCAGCTTTTTTGTATAAACTATACTAGAGTTACCAACAAATCTTTTCAGATAACCTTTCCAATCAAACTTTGGCGGTTCAACATGCAATAATCTTCTAATAAGATCTGCAAGCTCCCCCGGTATATTACCACATTTCTTTTGAGTAGTTTCTGCAGCTTCTTTTAATTGATGTTCTATTTGTTTTTGCATCAACTTCTTATCAGCTTCAGGTAACTCATCAAAATCATCCCATGTAGAATGACAATATGGTGTACTACCATCCATTTGATTCATTAAGTTATCTAAAGAAGGACTTGTACCATCTTCTTTAGCCTGTTGTAGTAAATCATAATATACTTTTGTACCTGCTTTTATAGGTAAATCAAGCTCTGGAAAGCTAGATAATAATAAACCTCCGTCAGGAAGATTACTTTCAAGTATATATTGATTTATCTCCAAGTCTGCTGCTATATTAAATAGCTTTTTATCTGGATATCTATCTCTAGTAATTAAGTGTCCAAAAGCAATATGCAATAGCTCATGCTTTATAAGACCAAACCTATGATCTTCACTAAGTCCTATATAAAACTCAGGATTGACCATCAGCTGTACACCAATATTATTTTTACTGACTGCAGCTGTAGGTATATTTTCTACATATCTCTTATTTATACCAATCAAAAAAAGCCCGTAAAAGGGCTCTTTAAAAATCAAACTTTTAGTTGTCTTAGCAACTAAGTCCTGTATGTTATTCATCTCTTATCTTTTTAAGTATTTCCATATATATACCATCTACCTTCTGCTTCTCTATAAATACATAGATCTCCTGAATAGTAAATGTAGGTAACACATAAGAATATTTCACAGCTTTACAAAAATCCAATCTACTCTTGAACATTAAAGCTTTGGCCATTAACGTATCAATAATATCTTTATTTTCATATCCCGCATTATTATATAACTCACATGCTAATGCTTGGTCCTCTGGTAGGCCCTGGAACATATCCTTATATTTAAAGAATTCATCCAGTGTTATTATCTTTTTCAATTTATAATTCTTCTTCTTTTAATATTAATTCTATCCACACTCCTGGATTCTTTTTATCATATGTATACTGTACAAACTCAGGTATAATAAACTCTGCATTATCATCTTCTATCCAACCATGTTTGACCATATCATCTTGCACTGTCTGTGCAGGATTTATATAATCAAATTTATGTTTGGTGCCTCTAATAAACTCAAAGCTTATCTTTACGGGTAGATCCTGCTTTGCAACTTCATTCCTAAAGTCTTCAGCATACTTGGTATAATATTCTTTTGTCAACTTTCTGTAATTCATTACAGCTTTACTGGCAATAAAATATTTACCTGTCCACCTTCTACCGTTTTTACTACTTGGAACATTCCCTGGTATAAACCATCTGTGTTTTGTCATAATCATTTATTTAATGTTTCTTTAAGTAATGGTTTCAGCATTGCATGAACTTTATCAAAGCCATGTTCTTTCATAGCATCTGATACGTCTTTACATATAGTTGGTACACAGCCATTGATTCCATATGCTTCTGCATATCTATCTACTGCATGTCTACCTGCCTCATCATTATCAAAAAGAGTTATTACTTTTTTATACTTCTTCTTTAATAAAGATATAATATGTGGTTTTATCATTGTGTTCTCTGAGTCCGGGCTAATAACTTCTATATTATAACCCATACCTTTCAAACACATTGCATCTTTAAGTGAAGAGCATATAACTAAATATGGTTGATTATACTCCAATTGATCAATACCTTGGATATGATTTCTAATTTTATGAAACTTATGCTTCTTTGACTTTGGTTGGTATATTTTATACACTTCACCATCTTTGTCAAAGTAACCATAACACCATGCACTACCTATTCTTAATGATCTAATATCACCATCCTCTTCTTTAGTCATAGTAAAATAATCAATTGGCTTTACATTATACTTCTCTAGCATAGTCTTGCCAATTCTAAATCCTAACCAATACTTTCTATCTTCAACGGTCCAGTTTCTGTACTTTATAAAATCAATCTCCCACTTTGCTTGTGCTTGAAATGATTGTTCTACATTACCACCTTGTTGGATAAAATTATTGTAGTCTTCTATTATTCTACGTGTTGCTGCAGGATAATCAAGATTAAACATTAATCTAACTAAGTCAGCCTTATTACCTCCTCTACCTGTTGAAAAGTCTTTGAACTTATACTGCATAATGGATTTGTCCACATATATGCAAAAGCTTGGTGTCCGTTCATTAGGATTAAATATAGATTTAATCTTTATGTCTTGACCCTTCAGCTGTTCAGGAAGATCTAAATAATATTGAAAGACCCATGTGCTTGGTACGTCTGATTCTTCTAGTATTAAATTTTTAGTATTGAACATGATCTAAATATATTAAAAGAAATGGGCCCAGCATTACACTGAGCCCACTCTTTTGATTTATATTACAGATCAAAATCACTGCCTGCTGCTACAGCTGGCTCAAAATTGTCTGCTTTTGGAGTTTCCTTCTTTGCATATGGTCTGAAGTGATTTGTGTTGTTTCTATCAAATGTCAATAGATTAGAGTTCTCTACATTAAGAGCTTCTAATGGAACACCATCTTTACTTCTCTTAGGTAAAAACAAATCATTATTTACATAACCATCTTTGTTTTCCCACTCACGTGCACCAAGACAAGCATTGATATAATTACTATTGCCTAATACATTGTTACACTCAACCATGAATTCTTCAATAGTATTTGCCTCAATCTTATCAAGAGCTTCTCTCTTATCAAGAACTTCTGATAAGTATACCATAGCTTTTAATACTTCTGTATCTCTGCTAATCTCATTACCATTCTGCAATACAGCATCTTTATATGGATATGGGCTAAATCTAACTCTACCTACCTGGCCTGCATAACGCTCACCATTTGGGTTATTCATATCTTTCAAGAAACCATTGAACTCACCTGTTACAGGCTCAGACTCTACATGCAATGTAACATTGTATGCTTCTGAATCATATGGTGTTTGATCAAATGAAATAGAATTGATTTTAATTTTGTGGTTACCCACTCCAATAACTGGTTTAATACTGCCTGATCCAGCAGACATGTCTTTAGTACTTAACATAATTTACTTTTTTTTAATAATTAATTTTTACTGATTATACTTCTCAATACAATCTTTTACAAACTGCAGGTCATTTGGGATAAAATTTTCCTCAAACATACCCATTGGTGATTTACATGTGTTCTCTCCATTGTTTTGTGTTTCAAAACCATATTCAAGTTCACCATCATCATTTTTATTGACCTTACCAAAAAGGACTATTGAGAATAGACCCTCCAAAGTTAACGTATTGTCAATCATTTTGCCAATAGTTTTTGCTTTAATTTTTCTATTCCCGTTTATATCAGTTGAATCTTCTGAATGTGTCAAAAAGAATACTGTTAGATCATCTCTCAAGTCTTTAGGAAGCTTTGCAACCATAGCTAAGTTAGCTGCAATCTGAGTGAATTTATCATAACCTTTCTCATTTGCTCTATCAAAGTATTCAAAAGAACTCATATACTGCCAATCATCTACAACCAATGTCTTGATGTGTGGCATATTTTTGTCTACATGTTGTATAGCTTTAACTATACCAGCAGAAGAAGACGCAGATGTTATATTACCATCTTTATTTTCTTTGCTTATCTGTGTGTACTTGCTTTTCCATCCCTGAAACGGTAATGGTTTATTAGCAATGTTTATAATGAAAGTCTCTTTTGGGTCTAATGTTCTGATTGAGGTTGACTTTCCTGTACCTGAATCTGCAATTACTAATACGCTATCTGCCATATTACTTTTTATTTATTACTGTTATTAATTGTTTAAGTGTTTGATTAATTTCATCTAACTTCTCAACCACTGCAATATTAAGGTCAGGAGCAGTTGAGGAAGGGAGCAGTGAGTCTGGGTCTGGTAGACTTGGATTAGCAAAATCTATAATTGCATTACCCCTACTTGTTACATCATTAATTACTTTAAGTTCACTTACAGGTATGATGTGTCTTTGAAATCCTGAGCTGGATGTAATCATCTCATACTCTTCTCTCCAGTGTGGATTATACTTATGTAGATACAGAGTTCTTTTAGGATCTTCTGTCTCATAATCTATACTTACAAATTCTGTATAGATATCTTGTTCTTTTTCTAATTCACTTGGAAAGAATGATACATGTAACTCATCTTTACCTGAAGGTCTATAAGCCATCTTAGGTATGTATAGTGCATTTATTTTACCTTCTGTTTGAAAGTAATCTTCATGTTCTATTCTAAGGGCTGCAACCTTCTCTTTTCTTTCTTGAGGTGTTAGTCCCATTTTTTTCTTATTATTTAAATTTTTAGTATTTATCATCTGCGTTCTTGTTGAGCTGGTGTTGGCATTTCATCTATCTGCATTTGTTCAAACTTTGCTTTAAAGAATGACATCCTTGCATCACCATTTCTGGCTTTTAGGAAATGTAACACCAATGTTCTATCATTTTCAATTATATATCTATCAGGACCATAGTATCTAATCTTCTGCTTTGCTGGCCTGTTGATACCTATTAGAGTATCAGCATG